TGCAGAATGCTCCTCAGGAAACTGAGATTGAGTCTTATATCGTAGGAGGGATTAAACAAGATGTCGAGTCTAATACCTTTAGTGGATTTAAGCTCTAACCTATGGCGAAAGGTTAGGGATAATTGGTACAACAGAGTGAATGCGAAGAAAAACATCTCAGGAGAGAACGATTGGCTCTCTGAGAGACCCGAAAGCTGGTATCAAGGACCACTTATATTTCCTCAAATTACTGAAGAGGGATTTGAAACACACGAAGCCTTGCAAGCCCGTAAGGAAGAGGTCTACGAAGAAGCTTGGTCAGACTGATTAAATTTTGTAACAAGAAATACATTTTTCTTGCATAAATAGTTAGGGTATGATAACATACCTATACGTTCATCCCAACAGGGACGCAAGTAAGCCGACTCGGAACGGAATCGTTCATCCCATATGGAATTCCTAATCGCTACTGCCATTACATGCTCTGACATATCTGAAAAGATAGACAGAGTTAATGGTAAGTACGACTTATCTGCCTCTAGTAAGGCAGAGATAGTTGAGATCTATAAGACTCATCTTGTAGATGCAATAGGTTTGGATTGCACATGGGACGCAAAAGCCGACTGAAGGAACGGGGATTAAACCACCCTACCTGAGGAAAAGCCAATGGCAAAAGTCACTTATCGTGGAGTCGAGTACGACTCTGAAGAGTACAACGCAAAGGTTCTCGATGAGAATACTAAGCGTAACAGACACGATCTTATGTATCGTGGTCTCAAAGTTACCAAGAAGTTGGTAGCAGCATAACTAAATAGTGGGGACGTAAGTCCCCATTTTTTATGAAAAAATTTGAAGTAACATATCGTCTGCCCACTACTGGTACAAAGTACCACAAGACTATAGTAGAGGCAGACAATCAAGTGTTCGCCAA